ATGTCGCCGCCCGAGGCCGCCCAGCGCGGCACCAGCGCCGGGAATTGCTCGAAGCCGGACTCGGACAAGTAGCGGCCTGCCTCGCAGCCGGGCTCGAAATAGACCGACTTCCACGCCATGTTCTGCGCGTCGCGCTTTCTCGCGTCGCGGTCGCTGCGCGGCTCGATCGCGTGGATCACCGGCACCCAGGTGTCGAGGTTGCCGCGGTCGAACAGGGTGCGCACCGCCGGGCTCACCTTGTCACGACCGAACTCGCCCACCATCTGCGCCACGGTCAGGTCGAACTCGCGGTAGAGCGTCTGGACCTTGCCGCGGTAGTCGGAGGCGATCGCGTACTCGCCCGCGGTCAACGTGTGGTGATGGATCACGCTGTCGAAGTCATCGACGATGATCGAGGCCGACGTGCCGTAGGCGCCCAGTTCCTCATACATCGAGTGCAGCGCGCGGTAGGTGTTCGAGCGCGCGAACACGTCGAGCACCAGGCGCTGCACGTCATGCAGCCAGACCTTGACGGGCTCGCTGGCCATCATCTCGGGGTCGGCCGTGGCCAGGCGGAACCACGGTCGTGCCGGGCTCGTCATGCCCGCCATCATGCCGGCGGCCAGCACCCGCAGCGCGCGCGTCCCGGTCGAGTCGTAGATGTTGTTGTGGCGCTTGTCGCCCTTGTTGCGGTCAGTCGTGAGGAAGCGCCCGAGCGCGGCAGCAGGTAATCGCTGATCTCGCGCCAGTGCGTGAGCCAGCTCGAGCGCTCGGACTTGAGCGCGCCCCACCGGGTGAAGAGCTTGTCGCGTTCGGGCTTGCTCATGTCAGCCGCCCAGCAGAGTGTTCTTGCCGAGCGACAGCGCGTCCTGGCTCACGCCCTGCGGCCCGGTCAGCATGGTGCTGCCGGCGCCCTCGGCGCGCTTGTTGCTGGCCATGATGCCGGCAAGATCGGGCGTCTTCGCGTTCGCGCGGTTGAACTCGCGCTCGGCCTGGTTCTTCTGCTTCTCGGCGATCGCCTCGGCCGAGCGCTGCGCCTCCTTCTGCGCGTCGGACTGCTTCTTCGCCGAATAGACGGACGCGGCGGCGCCCACCACGACGGCGGCCGTTATTGCTCCAGACATTTCGGTTCTCCGGTGATGGTGATCGACTCGCACGCCTGGCGCCGGGACAGCAGCCGGTCGGCCTCGTCGGTGAATTCGTTTTCGGCCGCTTCGACGCTCGCCGCCTCGGACGGGAACAGCATCGTCACGAAGGTGTCGGCGTGTGCCAGAAACGCCTGCTTGCGCCCGGCGCTGGCCGGCAGCACCTGGTAGCCGCGGACCTCGATCGAGCCCTCGCCCACAAAGACGGTGACGTGGCCCGAGATCACCAGCATCGTGGTCCGCTTGATGAGCGCCCCGGTCAGCAGCACGCCGGCCGGAATCTTGATCGTGCGGGCGTACATGCCGCCGTGCAGCACATGGTCGGTCGGGATCTCGACCTGTTCGAGCTCGGCCGTGCGCGCCTCGAGCTGGCGCACCTTGTCGATCGCCTCGGGCGCCATCGGCGCAATGGCCGAGCGCGTCGCCGGGATCATTCGAGCCCCCGGAAGAACACGCGCGATGTTTCGCGGTAGCCGCAGCGCGGCAGGATCTGCGCGAGCCGGCCCTCCACGGGAGCGCTCACCAGCAGGCCGACGGCGCCCTTGTCGTGCGCCAGGTGCTCGGCCTCGGTCAGCAGCGCCAGCCCGGGGCCGCCCTTGCGCTCGGCCGCGGTGACGAACACCGACTCCGTGGTGGCCACCAGGCGCCCACCGAAGTGGGGCAGGGGCGCGATCAGCAGGGTGAGGAAGCCGACGATCTCGCCGTCGTCGCGGAAAGCGCCCAGCATGTGCATGAGGCCGGCCGCTTCCATCGCCTTGTACTGCGCGAGGTCGGCGTGGCGCACCGTCGGCCCGAGCTCGGGGATGGCCGACTCTGCGGTGTACTCGGCCAGCAGCGCGTCGCAGTTGGGCGCGCGCTCGAGATCGGCAACGGTGCAAGGGCGGACGGTAGCGTTCATGCGGCGACGATACGGGCGCGCGCGAGAACCACGCGCACCCCTCAGCGCATGGCGCGATAGGGGTCGTAGTCGCCGCGGCTGCCGCGGTCGTTGCGGTAGGCGTCGAGCGGGTTGCGCTTGGCCACCGGGTAGGCGAAGGTCAGCGCCAGCGCATCGGCCAAGTCGGGCGAGCCGCCGCCCTGCAGCCGCTTCTTGATGTCGTCCTTCGGCTCGAGCACCCGGCGCCCGGCGGCGTCGTACCAGTAGATCGGGGTCGCCAGCTCCTGCTTGAGCGCGCTGTCGTTGGGGATCGCACCGCCCATGCGCAGCCAGTCAGCCACCTCGAACCACATCTCGGCCCGCCGGTTCAGGAAGAGGCCCGGGTTCGTGGCCTTGCCGCCGAACGGCACCTCGACCACATCGTGGCCAAGCTGGCGCAGGCGGTCGATCACGCCGGCCCCGGCGCCCGAGTCGATGAACACCGCGTCTGGCTTCCAGTCCTGGATCTTCGCCGCCACCCGCGCGGCAAGCTCCATGTTGTCGATGCCGCGGAACACGGCCGGCGCGAAGGCCTGCAGCCCTTGGCGCGCGAAGATCACGCTGCGGTCGTCGCCAAAGCGCGCCGGATCAACGCCCAGGATGCGCGGCGCGTCCTTGATGTCGTCCGGGCGCGGCGTGCGGCGCGCGGCCTCCTCGGCGTCGGCCAGGCTGATGAGCTGGTCGTCGCCGGCCGCGGTGAAGTCGCACAGGTACTCGCGCGCGAACGAGGTTTCGTTCATGTCGCGGCGCAAGCGCTCGACCTCCTCGGCGTCGATCGCGTTCGTGTCGAAGACGGTGTAGCGCGCGCAATGCCAGTCCGGCAGCGCCTCGGCCCGGTAGTAGAGCTCGGAGAACAGGTTGATGCCCTGCGGCGTGCCGATGAAGAGCGCCCAGCCTTTGCGGTCGGACAGCGCGGGCTGGATGATGTCGTTCCACACCTCGGGCTTGATCTGCGCCACCTCGTCGATCACGCAGCCATCGAGGCGCACGCCGCGCATTGCGTCCGGGTTGTCGCCGCCGAAGATGCGTACCGTGACCCCGTTGTGCGCGAAGACCACGGCCAGGTCGCCCTCGTTGATCTCGACCAGGCCGCGACGCTGCAGCGGTTCGACCTTCTGCTTCAGGCGTGCCCACGCAATCGCCTTGGCTTGCTTCAGGTAAGGCGCAACGTAAAAGAACAGCCCGAGATCTCGACCGAAGCGCAGCGCCTTGTCCAGCAGCTCCATGATCGCCAGCTCTGTCTTGCCGGCCCGGCGGTGCAGCGCCAGAACCGTGAAGCGCTTGCGGTTGCGGTGGCACTCGCGCTGCCAGGCGCGCGGCGCATAGTCGAGCGATACCGTGGCCGCGGTCATAGCAAGTCGGTGACGTCGTTCTCGTCGGGCACACCCGTGACCACGTTCAGCGAGATCCCGCCCGAGTGGGCCACGTCGTGGCGCTCGCGGTACTTCTCAGGGTTGTGCGCCTTGAGCAGGAAAATCGCCAGCGTGTCGCTGTACTTGCGCACCGATCCGCACTCGGCCCCCTGGTGGAAGACAGGCTCGTCCGTGCCTTCAAACGCCCGGCGATGCGCTTCGTCCTCAAGGGCCGACACGCCGACACGCAGCGCCTTGTCCCATGCCGCCGCGAACTCCGGCCGCTCTTCCCGCCACACGTAAGCGGTTTGCCGCGAGATCCCGACAGCGGCGCACGCCTTGCCCACGTTGCAAGTCTCGGCAAGCGCAGCGCAGAAGGCGGCGAGTCTTTCAGTTGTCAGTTTCATGGCGCTGGTTCTACCCCACCCCTATCGAACCACGCGCACCGCTACGCGCGGCGCCGGCACTGGCAGATGCCAGCGATCGTCGATTTGCTCACCTCGAACTTGTCAGCCAGTGCGGAGTACGACCAACCCGATTCGTTCAGCTCTCGCACCAGATCCACCTCTGCGTCGGTCAATGCTGCGCCAGGGTGTTCGTCGCCGCGCCGGTAACGCGCCGCCCCCATTGCGCGCGTTTTTTTACGCATTCGGTCCTCCTCGAACGTGCAATTTTTTGCTTCT